TCAAGTATTTCTACATTATAATCATGTAAATGGCCCATTTGCTGAAAAAAACAAGTTTGATGGACGACCTATGTTGGGTCTACCATCGTTTGTAAAATAGTATTATAATGAGGTTATATGTTACAAAAAATAGGTTTTCAACCTGGTATCAATAAACAAATCACACCAACTGGAGCAGAAGGTCAATGGATTGATTGTGATAATGTTAGATTTAGATATGGCACACCTGAAAAAATAGGTGGTTGGAAACAACTAGGGGACGATGCTCTTACTGGTGCAGGTAGAGGCCTTCATCATTTTGTAAATAGTAAAGCTAGAAAGTATGCAATCATTGGCACAAACAGGATTTTATATGCATTTTCTGGTGGAGTATATTATGACATACACCCTATTAAATCTACAACAACGCTTACAAGTGCGTTTACCACGACCAACGGATCATCAACAGTCACTATAACTTTTAGTGGTGATCATGGTATATCTGCACAAGACATAATTTTACTAGATAGTTTTTCTACAATAACTAATTCTAATTTTGGTGCTACAGATTTTAATGATAAAAAATTTATGGTAACTACTGTTCCTAATGCTACTACAATAACAATTACAATGCCATCAAATGAGTCTGGATCTGGCGCAACAACATCAGGTGGTATTAGAGTACAACATTACTACCCTGTTGGACCAGCTGTACAGGCAAAAGGTTTTGGTTGGTCTCTTGGAACTTTTGGTGGTGAAGTTGCAGGTGAACCCACAACTACATTAACAAATGGTATTAATGATACTGTAACTACGGGAATTATATTAGGAGATGTATCACAATTTCCTGATACTGGTACAAACTTTATTAAAATAGATAACGAAGAAATATCTTATACAGGTATATCTGGTAACGAACTTACAGGTGTAACTAGAGAAGTTAGAGGCACAACAAAAGCTGCACATAGTGGTGGAGCAACAATTACGAGTACAACAAACTTTGTAGCATGGGGTGAAGCAGCATCAGGTGACTTAGTATTAGAACCCGGTATGTGGTCTTTAGATAATTTTGGTGATAAAGCAATTTGTTTAATTCATGACAGCGCAGTATTTGAATGGAACTCTGCAGCTGCAGGTGCAGAAAACACAAGAGCTACAATTATATCTGGTGCACCAACCGCATCACGACATATGTTAGTATCAACACCGGATAGACACTTAGTATTTTTTGGAACAGAAACAACCATTGGAGATACATCAACACAAGATGATATGTTTATTAGATTCTCGGACCAAGAGGACATTAATACTTATACGCCTACAGCAACTAACACAGCTGGTACACAAAGACTAGCTGACGGATCACAGATTAGAGGAGCTATTAGAGGTAGAGATTCAATCCTTGTTTGGACTGACACAGCTTTATTTACAATGCGTTTTGTTGGTCAACCATTTACGTTTGCGTTTGCACAGGTTGGAACACACTGTGGACTTGTTGGACAGAATGCTTGTGTTGAGGTTGATGGTTCTGCATATTGGATGTCAGAAAATGGTTTCTTTAGATATGCCGGTAAACTAGAATCATTACCTTGTTTAGTTGAAGATCATGTTTACGATAATATAAATTTAGAATCTGGTAATCAAATGGTATCTGCAGGTCTAAATAATTTGTTTGGTGAGGTTATGTGGTTTTATCCAACAACAGGATCATCTGTTGTAAACAGAATGGTTTGTTATAATTATTTTGATTCATCCCC